GGATGCCAGCTGCGTACTGCTGCATCCGTCGAGCCATGATGGCGTCGAGCGCCGGAGTGCGCCCCTGGGCGCGTGCGACGTTGGTGGCGCCGAGGTTCGTCCAGTAGTCCTGGCCGAACAAGGCGCCACGCATCTCCTCGCGCTGGCCGATCAACGACCGCAGCTGGGCGAGCGCGGCGTCCTTGTTGCGCTGACCCGAGGGGTCGACGGGCGCCGTGTTCTGCTGCGGCGTGCGGACCCTGATCTGCTGCACCTGGTCGGGCGTGAGGTTCGGCTGGGGCAGGCTGTCCAGCCCACCAGCAAGCGGGCCCGCCGAGGCCATCGGGACGGGGGTGGGGGCAGGCTTCGAGCCTCCCATGCCCTTGAGGTTGGCGGTGCGCCACGGCTCGTCGCCAGCCATCGGCTGGTCGTAGAGACTCTTGCCGAGGTCGATGTTCGGGTTGTCGACCAGCTGGCTGGCGGGCTTCATGGCGCGCTCGCGCGCCGCCATGATCTGATCCCTGCTGCCGTCGTCCCGGAACATCTCCCGGGTGGCGACCCACTCGGGACCCATGCTGTCCTCGATCGAGTACTCGCGGCGCGGGTCGGGGAGGCCGCTGGCCTTCCACTGCTTCATCAGGTCCGACTCTTCCTCGGTCCGGTTGAACCAGTTGCCCATCTCGTCCTGGTAGTTGCCGACGGGGTCGGTGGCGATCGCCTCCTCCAGCCCGCTGGCCTTGTCCATGACCCACTTGAGGTCAGGGCCGAGCGACTGGCCGGTGGTGTAGTCGACCTGCGGGGGAATGGAGGCCATGAGCATGGCCTTGCGCTCCTCCATCGCCGGGTCGGTCGACTGGAGGATTTGGTTGATGGCGGCGAACGCAGACGCCGCGGTACCACCACTGGCGATCTCCTCGGCGATCATCCGCTCCAGGGTGCCCTCGGAGCGCCCGAGGTAGTGCTGCAGCTGCCGCTCGCCGGGGCGGTCGACCGCCTCCATCGTCACCGTCGGCTCGAAGGCCGCGTAGTCGAAGCCACCCGACCCGGCCATGACGCCCGACAGCGGGTCCATCAGCATCTGGTTGCGGTCCTGCATGTAGTTCGTCGCGTCGCGCTGGTAGTCGAGGCCGTCCTCGTTCGGGGACGCGAAACCGAATGACGTCTGGATGGCGCCGGGGTCCATCCCGAACGACATCAGGTACTCGATGATGGCTCGCTGGACTTCGGGAGGCATGTCACATCCCCGGGATGCTGGACGGGAGAGCCATACCCGAACCGCTCATCGTCATGAGGAGGTCGATGAGGGGCTGGAGACGGCTCGTGCTGAACTGGTTCTTGGTCTCGGTGTTGTAGCGGGCGGCCTCCTGCTCGGACTGCCAGTTGAGCATGGCGAGCTGGCGTGCCCACTCCTGGGCGGTCATGTTGTCGGAGGCTGCACGGTCGCGAGCCTCGCGGTCGAACACCTGCTTGGCGTCGCCCTGCTGGCGGTCGATCCCGGCGTTGACGCCGAGGAGCTGAGCGTCGATGCCACGCAGCGCGGTGTTGCGGTCCATGTCGACCTGGTTGAGGCGGCTCTGCTGGCTCATGTCCTGGTTCGCCCCGAGGAGGGCGAGGACGTTGGCGAAGGCGGAGTCGGCGTTGGCCCCCTGGGCGTTCACGCCCTGGAGCTGCTGCTGGACGGCCGAGTTGCCCTGGGCACCGAGCATGTTCGACATCGCCGACTGCATCTGCGGGGTCGAGGCGTAGTTGGCGTTGGCGAAGGCGTTCTGGTAGTTCGAGGCCAGCTGGTTGCCGAGGTTGGCGTACGCCTGGTTGGCCGTACTGCGGTCGGCCTCACCAGCCTGGCCGGTGCGCTGCCGCATCGTGTCGTACATCGACGCGTCGAAGTCGGGCATGTCGTACGGCTGGTAGGCGGGGGCCGAGAACTGCTTGGCCGAGTAGGAGGCGGGGCTCCCGCCGAGCAGCTTCATCATGGCCTCGGCGTACGGCTGGGTGAGCCCCGAACCGGAGCTACCACCACCACCACCGCCACCACCGCCACTACCACTGCCCGGCTGGGTCATCGCCCCCGCCGGGTCGTAGCCCGGCTGCGAAGCATTGCCAGCGGTGTACCAGAGATAGGGGTTGGCTGCGCCCGGCGACGTCGCGTTCTTCCACGTCGTCGGGCTCGGGGAGACGGTCCCCCATGGGCTGGACCCACCGACGTACGGCGTCGTGTACGTGCTCCCCGTGCTGCCTCCTGCACCCTTCTTGGGCATCATGCACCTCCGTAGTACTGCTTGAGCGCCTCGATGTTCTCGGCTGCCCGAGCGATCTCCTGGGCCTGCTGCAGGTCCAGATCAGCCATCGAGCTGGTGCGCCACGAGTTGAGGCGAGCCTGGTTCAGATCGTAGCCCTGTAGCTCCTGGGTGGCGTCCTGGGCCTGGCGGCCGTAGTTCTGGTAGTAGTCACCCACGTAGCGCTGCATCGCCCCCTGCATCGCCCCCGAGCGCAGCCCGCCGCCGCTGAGGCCACGCTGGCCGTACTGCGAGCGCATCGGGACGTAGCCACGCTTGAAGTTCTGCGTGGTGTCACCGAGCGACCGGCTCCCTCGCTGCTGCGAGAGGAACCGGCCATAGGCGTTCATCGTCGAGTCCGTGCCGTACTGGTCGTTGACCGACCGACGGGAGGCTTCGTAGTAGCCGGTATCGGGGACTGCCATCACAGAATCCTGATGATGTAGTTGACGACGACGTAGGGCGGGAGGTTGGCGTTGGTGGCGCTGTCCCCCGCCGAGGCGGTGTTGCCGGAGGCGGCCTGCGTGTTGGCCGTGCTCGGGGCCCCCGTCTGGGGGTTGGTTCCCACGACTTGCCCGGTGTCGCCGGTGTAGTCGCTCACGCTGCCCGAGATGGTGAGATCCAGGCGACCCGGAGTCCACAGCGACGACGAGCCGGACAGCCGCGACAGGTCGGCGGGATCGGCCCCACCGCCAGAGGTCGGATCGCCGTAACGCAGCCCGGCGGCCCCGGTAGTCGGCCAACCACCGTCAGTGACGATCGACTTGAGGTCGTAGATGTTGAGGCTGTTGTCGCTCTTCGCGATCGCGATGGTGTCGCTGTGGCCGTGGTTGTTGTCGTGGGTGTGGTCGGGCAGCTGGTGGGTGTGGCTGTTCATCCCGTGGGTGTGGCTGTTCAGCCCGTGGACGTGAGCCGCCACGGTGGCGTCGGCCGACCCGCCGGTCTCGCCCAGGGCGACGAAGGGGGCCACCCCGGAGGCGCCGACGAGGAACCGACCGGAGGTATTCGGCAGGGAGAACGACCCACCACCGCCGCCGTACTTGTAGCCGAGCACGGCGAAGGCGTCGGGGTAGGCGGTGGTGGAGAGCGAGACGCCGTTACACAGGGCCCACTGGCCGCTGGCCGGGGCTGCGGTGCCGGTGTAGGGCATCATCACGCCGATCGGGATGATGTTGTCGACGTACGCCTTGCGTGCGGCGTCGTCGTCCGACACCGGATCGCCGACCAGCTGCAGCTGGCCGGTCATCGCCACCACGCCGTCGGCGCGGATCATCGAGCTGTTGATGTGCGCCTCGATGGCGTTGAAGTTCTGCTCGACCTCGACCGCGTCGGCGTCGGTGTTGTTGGCGATGTCGTAGGGGAGGTTGAGGTCAGCCATGGGATGGGCCTTTCGACATCATCGGAAGCGACGGGGAATATATTTCAAGACGATAGCTCCCAGCCCCCAGCGGGCGGGGCTCTCCGTGGGACCTTCGATCTTGAGCTGGATGGTCTTGGCGAGGCCGAGGGACTTGCCGCGGACGATGACGGAGCCGTCCGCCCCCGGGCCCCACTGCGTGCCGTCGCCCCACTCGAACTCGTTCCACTGGGCGCCACCACCCGAACCGGGCACGGCGAGGGTGTGGGCTCGTGCGGGTGCGGCCTCTTCGTGGTCGTGGTAGGCGTTGATCCGCAGGGCGTAGTCGGCCCCGAACTCCCGGCAGATGTAGTCGGGGCGGCGCCACGACTTCTTGTGCGTCGGGCCCCCGGCATCAATCCATCCGGTCTGGTAGTGGGTCGGGAAGACCTGGACGTTCTCGCCGACGGCGACGATCGGGTCACCGCCCACGGTCTCGATCACCTCGTCGTCGACGGTGATGAGGCCGACCGGCAGGAGCAGCTCGTCAACGGCGTCGGACGTGATCGACTCCACCTCCATCAGGGTGGCGACGTCGCCCTCCCTGATGCAGGCGAGGGTCGTGTCGACGTCCTCGCTGAGGTAGGGGCCCGGGAGGCCACCGGAGCTGTTGTGACGCACCCAGGCCCCGGCAGGCGAGGTGTTGCCGAGGCCCGCCGAATTGACGCCGCTCGAACCGAACGACGGGTCGTAGACGAAGACGTCGGTGACCTGGTCGCTGACCCCGTTCTCCGGGCTCCACGGGACGGTCACCCACAGCCGCTGTCCGACCCATCCGAGGAAGACCTCGTCGGGGAAGGCGATGCCCTCGAACGCCGGGCGCAGCGCCTCGCTCACCTCGTAGAAGCCCTCGCCGCCCCGGTACTCGAAGATGCCGGTCGACGAGGTCGCCGAGTAGAAGTAGACCGCCCCCTCGGAGCGAGCGATCGCCTGGGGGGACGGCGCGCCGATCGTGCTCGACTTCTGGATCAGCTGCCACGTGTCGGCGCCGTAGCCGTACCAGGCCCAGACGGAGTTCGTCTTGAAGATCAGGAGGTGATCGCTGAACGAGATCAGGCCGGTGACCTTCGACCCGCCGGGGTCGATGTCCTGGAAGTCCAGCTCAGCCCAGTCCTCCGGGTTGCCGGGGTGGGACCACCGCAGCCGGTTCGGGAAGCCGGACCCCGACTCGTCGACGCCTGCAACGAAGAGGTAGTCGCCGTGGGCCTGGACGAAGTCGCACGAGGGGAACGTGTTGCCAGCAGGGGTGGTGTACTCGTCGTTCCATGACCCGGTTGAAGCAAGGGGGATGACGGCCGGAGCGCTCGTCCCCTGGCGCTTGATCGACTGGTTCCCCTGCCCGGCGGCGACGTAGAGGGTGTCGCCCCAGGATGCGAAGTCGGCGAGGTGGGGGGTGGCCCCCACTGCCAGGGCGGAGTCGGTGGCTACCCCCGCCTCCGACAGGTAGATGAGCGTGTCGTCGTTCGCCACGTAGTGCTGGAGGGCCCCGGTCGACAGCAGCTGGGTGTAGCCGCTGCGAGGGTCCCAGGCGTCGGCCGTGATCTCGTCTTCCGTCCACCGCCGCCACCCCTTGCGCGCGGCGATGCCGCCCGACGGGTCGACCTCCACGTTACGCATGGAGGGAGACTCGTTGGGCGCCAGCTGGAACTGGTTCCGACGGAGGTTGAGGCCGCCGGTGTAATTCAGAAGATTTACGGGTTCGAGTCTATTTGGCATGTTCATCAGTCCAGGTCGAACACCCAGGTCGGAGACGGTGCCGACCGCCCGAGGCCCTTGCCGTAGATGGTGGGGCGGCTAGTGCTGACCGACATGAGCTGCTTGCGGAAGTTCTCGACGCCGGTCTGCCAGCGCTGCATGTAGACGGCCTCCAGCGTCTCGTCCTCCTGCTGGGCGTAGCCCAGCGAGCAGGCGTACCAGGCGTAGAGGATGTGGAGTCGGACGTCACCGTCGGCCGGGGACGCAGCGCCACCAGAGACCCAGTCGATCGGCTTGCGGTAGCCGCGCAGCGAGAACTGCCGCTCGGTGCTCGGGACGGGCCACAGGTAGATCAGACCGCCCCAGACCGAGAAGTGCATCGGGCTGCCCGACCGGGTCTCCGTGGTGTACGTCTCCTCGGCGTACTCGAACGGGAGCTGCGACAGACGGAGTCCGCTGCCGCCCACCTCCCGCAGGGTGTTGAGGAGGTTCCCTTGGGCGTCGCTGGGCAGCGTGATCGTCGGCGTCCCGCCGGAGTTCGACACCTCCCACGTCGTCTCCAGGAACGGCCACTGCGACTCGTAGGCCATGGTGCGGTCGAAGCCCTCACGCACGTAGGCGTCGATCAGGGCCGTCGGGAGATCGTCCTCATCGGGGAGGTCGAGGTGGGTGCGAACGAGCGTACGAATCTCGTTCAGATTCATCAGGCACCGCCGACCTGCACGAGACCGAGACTACGGGCGTGACCCACGCAGTAGTCGACGGCCTTCATGGGGGAGCCCTTGCAGCCTTCGACGGCGCACGCCCGCTTCTTCGGCTTGAGCGCCGGGTCGCGGTAGGGGGCGGTGGAGAACTGGCTGGCCAGGCTGACGCCAGGGGCGACGGCGTCCGGCCGGGTGTATGCCCCCGCCAGCGGCTCTCCGGCCAGGGCGTGGGCTGCGACCGTCCCGGTGTTCTGGGCGTTCGCGGGGATGTAGTTCGTCGACATGGTGATCCTCCTGATCGCTGAGCGTAGTCAGCCGGGGGGAGGTGGAGAGGCGGTTGCACCTCCCCCCGGCCGATCGGGGATCACGCCTCCGAGATGGTGTGAAGTCGGAAGAGGCGACGACGGTTGCGGACCGTCAGGTTGCCGTATGCCGTGATGAAGCTGACACGGGCGTCCACTGCCGCGGTCGCACCGTTCGTGGCGTGGGCCGAGGAGACCGAGCCCGAGAGGTTCGCCGAGAACGGCGACTGCTTGAAGTAGCGGTCGCTGTGGAACACGAGGCCGATGTACTTCGAGTTGAGGCCCACCAGGGTGCCCGACGGAGCGTCGAAGTCCCAGTACAGGGGCACGCCCTTGTACATGAGGTTCTGGAAGCCCAGGTTGGCCTTCGACACGTCGGTGTAGCGCACCTGCGGGGTGAGCGTGGACTCGTAGAACTCGAACACGCCCTGGGCGCCGAACAGCGAGTCGACCCGGTCAGCGCCGGAGTCGGAGGTCGTGTTGTAGGCGGTCCGCATGGCGGCTTCGAGGCCAGCAGCGTCGACGGCGCCGACGTTGGCGGTGTAGCTCTTCCACCACTGGTTCTCGTCCGGGTTCGGGGTGACGTCGGGGGTGATGCCACCGACGGCCACGTCCTCGGCCGAGTCCACCAGGAAGGGGACGGAGTGGAAGTCCTCGCCACCCGGCGAAGCAGCCCAGAGCTGCGTCGACAGGAGGTTCTTGAGGGTCTCCTCCGCCTGCATGACCTTGGCCTCCAGGAGGTTGATCATGGCGGCCTTGCCGTTGTTCTTCGCCTCCTCCAGACCGGAGATCGTGATGGTGGCGTAGAGCTGGCGCCAGTCGTACTGGGCGGCGGTGATGCCGGTCGTCGGCGAGACGGCCAGCTGATCCCACTGCGAGTACGACCCTGCGTTGCCCTCGGCGTAGATGAGCGGCTCGACGATGGAGTTGCCACCGTCGATCTTGCGGACCCGACCCTTCGAGTCGAGGTAGTTGAGCAGCGGACGGCTGTTGAAGATGTTGTCCGTCAGCGTCTTGCGGTAGTTGTGCATGGTCGTGCTGAGCATCTGGTCCCATGCAGCGGGAGTGTGGGCGGGGTTGCCCTCAGCCATTTCGGGTTCCTCCTAGGAGGTCGGGGCTCAACCGTCGAATGCTGATTCGATGGCTTCGCGCAGTGACATCTTCTGTTCACCAGCGGGAACCGTCGTCGTGTTTGCTGCGCTTCCACCCGTACTGATCGCGCCAGCCGCTGCGGCAGCCGCCTGTCGGCGCTGCTGCTCCTGGGCCTGTCGAGCCGCTTCCCGCTCTTGCGCGGTCTGCTGCTCCACCTGCATCCGCTGGAAGGCCATGGACTGGTAGATCATGTCGAACGCTTCGGGTCCGACCCCCATTCGGTAGGCCGTTGCCACAACGTCCCGGGTGACTGCGTCGTCGACGCCGTACCGCTGTTGTAGCCCCGAGATCGCCTGCTGGAGTGAACGGTCAGCGTCCTGCTGGGCCATCCGCTCCTGGAGCTGCTGTACCTGCCGCTTGGCCTCGTACACCTCCCGCTCCAGCGGGTCGGTGAACTCTGGTTCGGCGGGTGCCTGCTGCTGCTGCTGGGCGATGAACTGAGCCGGGGTCAGACCTGCCTGCTGGGCCAGAATCCGGAGAGTCATCTCCGGGTCGGTCTGCAGGGCCTGCTGGATTCTCAGCCCCATCTCCGCCTGCTTGCGCAGCTCGGCTGCCTCCTGGAAGCGCTTGGTCGACACCGCCGCAGCGTTGTAGCCCTTGAGTGCTTCCGACAGCTTGACCGGCACTTCCTCGCCTTCGATGGTCAGCTTGACGTACTTGTCGGTGAGCGTCTCATCGAGGTCGAGGAACTCGTAAGTCGGTTCCGCGATCTGGGGTTCTGCCGCTGCTGCGGTTGCTCCTTCTGCGGAGTCGACAGCTGGCTCCGAGCCCTCTACGGGCTCAATCTCTTCTGACACGAGTCCTCCATGGGGTATTCGTTCTGCGACACAGTATGCCGAAGGTCAGACCGGAAGTGGTGCACCCTCGGGGATCGGGGCCGGGGGCATCCCCGGGAGCGGCATCTGGCCCGGCACCGGGGGGCCGCCAGGCGGCAATCCCGGAGGCCCGCCGGGGGGCGCCTGCTCCTGCCCCGGCACGGGCGGCGGGCCCTGTTGAGCGATGAATCGACCGACGTCCTTGATGCCGAATGAAGCCAGGATGTTCTGGTAGAGAGCGACCGGATTGACGATCCCTCCCTCCAGGAATGGCATGGAGGCGTCGACGAGCTGCATGGCGGACTGGCGACGGAAGGTCTCGTTGCGGGGCTCGGTCGAGCCACCCTGGACCTCGAAGTCGAACTTGCCCTGGATGAACTCGTTGTTGTAGTTCACCCATGCCCGGCCAGGCATCGTGACGATGCGGGCCACGTGATCGCCGGTGAGGTACTGCTGCATGAGGGCGATGATGTTCTCGCCCAGCTCGGCGAGGATGCCCTCGATCTTGGCGAGCCGGTCCTGGGCCCGGGCGTTGGCCGCATCCTGGATCATGCCCGCCTCGGTGGCGGTGCGCTTGATCGCCGTCTGGCCGCCGCGCTGGTAGTCGCTGACGCCGGACACCCGGTCGATGTCCTCCGAGATCATGTTCGACTGGTTGTAGAACTCCGGCGGCGTGATCACCGCAGGCAGAGCCTGGACCGCCTTCCCCGGGTCGACCCCTCCCTTGATCGGGACCATCACGCCATCGACGTCCGACTCCAGGGCGTCGACGCCAGCCTTGTCGAACGCCGACTCGTCGTACGTCCACTTGCGGGCGAACTTCTTGCGGTGCCCGATCATCTGGTTGCGGGTCTCGTTCAGCTCCATCTGGAGCGACTCGATCTGCTCCAGGTCGCCCATGGGGTAGAAGTGGTCGGGCACCTCGTAGTTGCGGAGCATCGTGAACGGCTGCCCCGAGGCGTAGGGCATGGGGTCCGGCTTGATGAGGAAGCCGTCACCACGGGTGTCGTCGTCGTCGCCACCGGCCGAAGCGAAGGTGGCGACCGTGCCGCGCTTCAGGTCGTAGAACTCGATGATCTCGCAGAACTCGATCGCCCCGCGATCAGGACGCGTGTCGGAGTCCCGACCGTCCTGCTGCTCCCACCGGGAGCGCGAGGAGGCAGTGACGCGCCGCCGGTTCGTGTCGGAGTACCGCTCGTCGACCTTCACGTCCTGGATCGCCCGCCAGGTGCGCTGAGCGATCCAGCGCATCTCCTTCGGGTGCCGGGCGTCGGGGTCCACGAACATGTCGAACGGGCTGATGCGCTCCACGAACGGCCGGTCGTCGACGGACGAGGTCAGCTCGGTCTCGACGTTGCCGGGGATGGGGTCGCGGTCGTCGATGCCGGTCTCCGCGGCGTCGGCGTCGTCCGTCTCGACCGCCTTCTCCTCCGGCGGCTTCTTGAACAGGTACCCGGTCTTGAGCCAGCCGTGGCCGAGGATGATCCAGTCGTCGACGGCCAGACGGAACTCCGTCTGGTAGCGGTACGTGCGCCAGAGGTAGTTCAGGACTTCCTCGGTGATGACCGCGTTCGGGGCGTCCTCGAAGTTGCGGGCGTTGACGGTGAACCGGGGGTTGTTGATCGCGACAGCCGGGGCCATCACGTTCTTCGTTGCGAACGCAAGGTTGACGATCAGCTGGTCGTTCTTGCTCTTGGCCTTGTAGTGCTTCCCCCGGTAGAGGTCCACCATCCGGCGCCACGACTCGTCGAGCTGGTCCTGCTCGCGCCACCGCTTGGAGCGGCGGATCTCGTCTCGGTAGAACTTGAGCAGGTCGCTCTGAGTCGGCTGCTTCTTCATGGTCACACCCTGCGTTCGATGCCCTGCCTGCCGAGTTCACGATCGTCCGTGGTGCCGAGGTGCTCCCTCATCCACTCCTGGTTCGTGCGCTCGTGGAAGGCGTGCTTGGAGACGCCGCCCCCGCCGCGGAAGCGGAAGCTGACGCCACTGATCCTGTGATAGAAGCACTCGTCCTTGCCCATCTCGGCCGGACGCTCGCACCCCTCATGCGAACAGCGCGGCCTCATCACGCGCTCGCTGCGCCAACGACCCACGCGTCCGTGTCGTAGTGAGCGAGCGAACCGTCTTCGAGGTAGACGAACTCGTCGGCGGCGAAGTCGTTGCCCGAGTTGTAGGCGAGGTTGCCGTCGCCGTACGTGGCATCCGCTGCGAGGGCGGCGAGGTTGGCGAACGGGGCAACCCGGTTCGGGGGCCAGATGGCCGAGGTGAGGTCGTCCGCCGTGTCGGCGGTGCCCGTCGGCCAGTTCGCCTGGCCCCATGCCAGCCCGTCGAAGGCGGGGTTCTCGCGGTTGTTGGTGCGCTGCACGCGCCCCTGCGGCTTCTTGGTCGGCCGCTGGTTATCGACGATCCGAGTGCTCATGACCCTCCTATCGAGTCCTGACGTAGTGCTGTCCGATGGGTTCCCGCACCTTGCGCTTCGGGGCGTCCAGCTCCCCGAACAGTAGCTTCTCGAAGTACCCGAACGTGCCAGGCCCTGGCTCGGTCTCGGGAGTGAACTCCGGCAGCCACACGTACTTGGTCATCTGGTTGGCGATCGCCAGGCTCATCACCCGGTCGTCGAACGGCGAGCCGGACATCTTGCCCTTGCCGTCGCGGACAAACGTTCGCAGCTCAGCGACCGTCTCTGCGTCCCACAGATGGAGCGCCCCCTCACGCAGCGAGCGGTTCAGCTCGTCGATCGCGAGCGGCTTCGTGATCTGGGTAGTTCGCCAGCCGAGAACGTCAGTCGGCACCGACCGCTTGTACTGGGGGGACCGCTGGTAGTAGATCGGGTGGTACTTCGCCGTCAGCTGGAGCGCCTTGAGCGTCGTGAGGCCGTGGTTGTTGTTCTCCACCCCGACGAGCGCCTGGTTGTACCAGAGCCCCAGCCAAGCCAGGACATCAACGCCGAAGAGATCAGGGTCAATGCGACCGTGCCAATGAGCCACCACGTGGCCGTTCCGAACGTTGATGACGTGCGCAGATGAGAAGTCACCATGCTCCATCCCTTGCGCTGGGTCCGCGCCGATCGCGTACCGGCCGTCGGACTGAGGGTATTCCCAGACCTTGAGCGGGTAGGTGTTGTCTCCCTCGATCCCTGCCACGAACGTGGGCACGTTCCGCCCCAGCGCCAAGAACCCCCTGGCCACGGGCTTGCGCGTCTCGATCGCCCGGAGCGTGTCCAGGTTGAACACCGGGTTGCCGGATCGGAGGAACGCCTCGTCCGCGTTGTCGGGGTACTCCTGGGCCAGGAGGTAGTCGGGCAGGGTCGCCTTCTTGGTCTCATACCACTCGTCCGATCGTCCGTTGGCCGACCACGGGAAGAACAGCGGCTTGAAGCCGTTCGTGCCGGTGGTGGCACCGACCCAGAGCGAGTGGAAGAGGTTGCCCTCGCCGTTGGCCGTCGACAGGGCGATGATCCGACCGCCGACGTCGGCGGCGGGCTCGACCGCCGTCCACGCCTCCTCGCTGTTCGGCAGGAAGGCCAGCTCGTCGACGACGATTAGGTAGGCGGTGTCACCTCGGGCGGGCTGCGAGGAAGGGAGAGACTCGATGACCGACTCATTGGTGAACTCGATCTTCGTCTGGGTCTCGTTCATCAGCGGTGATCCCGGCCGGTGCAGCATCCACTCCGGCAGGAACCGGGCCCCGTACTTCGCCTTCTGGAGCAGCTTGATGGCGTCGCGCTCGGTGCGCGAGAGCATGATGATCGCCCGGTCGGAGTGGAAGAACGCCAGCCAGAATGCGAAGGCGGCAACGAGGGTCGAGAATCCGATCTGGCGGGCCTTGAGCACGATCGACATGCGGCACGACAGCCACGCCCGCACGGTCTCCTTCTGGCTGTCGTACAGCTTGAAGAGGATGCGCCCCTTCTCCGGGTGACGGATATACCAGAAGTTCTCGCAGAAGTAGAAGAACGCCTGGGCCTGCACCTCGAACCAGGCGGTCGGAGACATCCCGGCGGTGCGCCGGGGGACGCACTTGCGCCAGTCGATCTCCTCGACCAGCGCGTCCAGCGGGATGTGGGACTCATCAAGGCTCAAGGTCGTCGATCCTCCGAATCAAGTCGAACATGGCCCGGCGAGCCGCCGGGTCGTTCGGAGGAACGTATCCGCTGCGGCGCCGGGTGAGCTGCCTGGGAGCAGACCCAGCCCCGCTCAGGACGAGCTGGTCGGCCTGGACCATGGCGCCGGAGCCGTTGATCGGCGTGGCGTTGACGCCGACGCCAGCCATCGTCTGCGACGCCTGTGACATGGCGCCAGACCCGGTCATGGTCGGGGTGAGGGTGCCAGACCCGCTCGAAGTCTGGTCGGCCTGGGTCGGCGTGCCGGAGCCGGTAATCGTGAGTACGTGAGTGCCCGAGCCGCTCGACGTCTGAGCGGCCTGGGTCGGCGCACCAGAGCCAGTGATCGTGAGCACGTGGGTGCCCGAGCCGCTGGAGGTCTGTGCTGCCTGGGTCGGCGTGCCAGACCCGGTGATCACGGGGACGTTGAGCCCCGACCCAGTCGACGTCTGGTCGGCCTGGGTCGGCGTACCTGAGCCGGTGATCGTGTAGACGTGGGAGCCGGAACCGTTGGGGGTCTGTGCCGCCTGCGAGGGCGTGCCGGAGCCAGTGATCGTCTCCGTGCCGCTGCCGTTGGAGGTCTGTGCCGCCTGGGTCGGCGCACCAGAGCCGGTGATCGTGAGTACGTGGGAACCGGAACCGCTGGAGGTCTGCGCCGCCTGCGAGGGCGTGCCGGAGCCAGTGATCGTCTCCGTGCCGCTGCCGCTTGACGTCTGGTCCCCCTGGACCGGGGCACCCGACCCCGTGATGACCTGCTGGCTGCTGACTTCGAGGAGCGGCTGCCACAGCCAGCTCATGTCAGACCGTCCTGATGGACCAGGAGATCGACCGGTCCGCACCCGCCAGACGGTCGAGGGTGACGTCCCAGCCGTGCGTCACGAGCAGCGACGGGGTGACGGCGACCGGCTCGCTCTGGGCGTGACGGAGGTACTGGCGGTACACGAGGCGTTGCGTCGACGACGACAGGACCTTCTCGTAGACGCGCAGCTCGTACTCGTCGCCAGCGACCAGGTTGTGGAGTTCGAGCCACACCTGGATCGGGCCGTCGTCGGTCTTCGTCGCGATGGACGTCGAGTTGTTCGTCAGGCTGTACTCGGTCGTCGAGATCGTTGCGGTGCCGGTGTACAGCTCGGTCACGGTTGCCATGTCGGTCTCCTTAACTCACCGCGTAGGCGGCCATGCTGGTGCCGGAGTCTGCCGTCCCGGAGCACTGAGCGCGTCCCCAGATCGTCGATCCTGCAGCGATCGTTCGATAGGTGCCGTTGGGGGACGAGAACTGCTGCTCAGCGCTGGTGCAGCACGTCAGGGCGTCGGTCAGGATCGGGACGTCACCGCCGGATGCGCCTGCGGACAGATCGAGGTGGTAGCCGACAGCGGCCATCGTCGTGTCGTTGACGCCCATCCCGACCTCCCAGAAGCGGGCACGCTCAGTGACGGTGCCGAGCGACGTCCACGACCCGTCCGACGTGGTGCCGGGCGTGACGGCGGTCCCGTTCGAGGACGCCGCCGTGACTCCGATCGCCTCGACCTTCGTGCCCTTCCACACCATCTCCGGGTTCGTCGGGTTGCCATCGACTGTGAGGTAGACGCGGAGCGTGCCCACGGTGGCGTTGTTGACCGACGCTCGTGCTCCGATGCGCGACCCGGCGGGGACGTGGATCGGAAACCGGTAGGTGATCGCCCCGAACGTCGCGTACGGGGACGAGTTCGCGCCGAGCAGGTCGGGGATCAGCACTGTGTACGAAGTGCCGCCAGAGGGGTCGATGCCGATGTCGACGATCGTGTCCTTCGCTGCCGCCGACGTCGCGCCCGACCCGATGTTCACGACCATGCGCCACACGTCGTACGCGATCTCTGTCCCGGTGAACACCGACGCCCACGAGCCCTTCGTGTTGTTGCCCGGGGTGACCGACGTGCCGAACCCCGACGCCGGGCGCACGCCATCCTCAGACGATGCGCCCCACGTGAACTCGGGAGTGCCAGGAACGATCAGGCTCACAGGGGTCCCGATCAGGCGTTGCCAGCGGTGATCGTCAGCGAGGTGACGGAGATGACGGCGCCCGACACGAACGACACGGTGTTGAAGTTCAGGTCGGACCCCGAGGTGCCCACGTTGCCGTCGATGACGGCGGTGCCGCCCGAGGTGGTGATGCGGAACCAGGTGGCGGTGCCGGTGGCGTTCGCCGAGCTGTCGTTGGTGATCGCGTTGAACGTCAACACGCCCGACGACGATCCTGGCGCCGAGGTGGCGCTGAGCGCCAGCTCCGCCAGAAGCGTGGTCGCCGACCCACCGGTGGCAGGTCGAGAGCCGTCGTAGATGCGGAGCAGCCCGTTCGAGCCGATCGCCGTGGGGATCTCGTCGAGCTGGGCGTTGCGTAGCGCAGTCGAGTAGCCGAGTGCCATGTCAGTCCTCCTGCGCCTTGCGGCGCTCCTCAGCCTCTCGTACGAGTTGGTCCATCTCTTCGATGGTCATGCCCGGCGGAGGGGTGACCGTCCCCACGCCGTGGATCGTGAAGTCTTCCTGATGGGCGGTCATGCGTCCAGCGTATCCGGGGCGGAGCGCTCGGTCCGGCGATCCAGCTCGGCGGCCGCCCGGTTGGCGGCCAGCTCGATCAGCTGATCGGTGGACAGCTTCGTGAGGTCGTTGTTCGTGACGGTGACATCCACTCGCTGTGGACGTGTCCCCTCCACGTAGCCGAGGAACTCCTTGGCGGCGCTGACGTGCTTGGGATCATCAGGGTCCGTCGCAGTGCGGTACAGCGTGTTGAGAACCTCATTGACCTTCTCCGGGTTGCCGATGGTCGCCCGGTGCCGCTGCTCCCAGTGCTTGAGGAACTCGTCGTCCTTCTTCCAGTTGGTGAGGGTGCGACGGGTGATGCTCAGCTCCCCGGCCAGCTCCTCCATCGTCGACGGTTCGCGCTCGGCCTGCGGCGTGCACAGCCAGTCGAGGAAGCGCTGCTTACGGAAGTCGGTGATCGGGATGATCTCGTAGCCACGCGGGTTGCCCATGCGGCGGATGCTACCCCAGACGCGCAAGAACCCCGGCCGTTGGGGGACCGGGGTTCTTGGCGGGTGGTCAGGCGGAAAGGATGACGACGTCAGCCGGGGTGATGTCCTTCTCGATCAGCCAGTCCTCCAGCTCGGTGGTCTTGAGGCCCTGCGGCGCTCGGGCGCCGGTCAGGTACCAACGCCGGTTGTCGGCGTAGATCGCTGCGTACTGGTAGGTCTTGTCCGAGTCCTCCGGGGTCCAGTCGAACTGGATCACGGTGCCGGTGTCGAGGGCGCCGAAATCGGCCTCGGTGTACTCGTCCATGAGGGCGTTGATGCGGGTCTTCTCCCGCTCCGCCCGTGCCTCTTCGATGGGGGTCATCTTCCTCTCCTTCTTCGTCGTCATGTAGTCGTAGAGCGGGGACTTGCCGTACAGCAGGTTGCTCTCCAGGGTGAGCAGATAGTTGTCCTTGATCGTCTTGGTAATCGAGTCCAGCGTGATGGTGCCGCTGGTGGTGCTGGTGTCGGTCAGGCCGCCGAGCGTGTAGTTCGCTCCGCTGGTGGTGTTGCCCACGGTGATCCTGGTCCATTCGGTCGGTGGGGGCCCGGAGCCCCCGGTCGGGATCGCCCAGTACTCCTGAGCCATGGTTGCCTCTCTTTCGGTTTGGATGCCCGCCCGGCTGCGACGAGCGCTCACCGGGCGGGCACGGTCTCAGTCGAACAGGTCGTCCGCCGACACCGATGCTACGGGAGCCTTGTACTGCGCCCGGAACAGCTTTGCGGGGTTGTGACCACGGGTCTTGCGCTTGGCGATGCCCGAGTGGACGACCACGAGTTCGCCGCCCTCGTCGAGGGACTTGGCGCCTGCGGCCTTCACGGCGTCGGCGATGGCGTCCTTGGCGCTCACGCCCTCGCCCTCGTCGACCTCGAACTTGCCACCCTTGGCGTAGACGCGCCGGATGCCGTCGTCGTCACCGTCGGAGCGCTCGTCGGTCTGGAGCGTGACGACCAGGATCATGCGGGGCTGGCCGTTGTCCCAGAAGAGGGGGGTGTTGTCTTCCAACGAGGTCTGCTGCTGCAGCTCCACGCTGGAGATGGTGCCCTTGACCTTGTCGCCGACCTTGTCGAACTTGGCAGCGTGCCCGCCGCCCCCGAAGAGGTAGTTGTTGATGTCGTTCATGATTCAACCTTCTGTGGTTCTGTGTTGCTGATGGGGGTCTGAGCGTCCTTGTGGACGCCGTTCTGGACCCGGGGGTCGGGGCCAGGGAATGGGAGCGAGAACTCTCGCTCGATCGAATCGAGGAGATCGAGGACCAGTGTCATCTGCTGAGAGTCCTTGATCCCCTGCTTGATGGTGGGAACGCCCTGGGGCCACCGGTGCATCAGCGCAGTACGTGCCTTCTCCTCCTGTCCGATGCGCTTGATGCGGTCTTGGGCGAACGGTGACATGATATCAACCCATTCGGGATGATGCAAGTCGATCAGCTCGGAATCTGGGAACCGCTCCTGCACTTCCTCGACCGTCACCGCCGGGTCGCCCACGATGGGGGCGTCGAAGTCGCCCTTGCGCCACTTCGCCCGCCACTGCCGGACCTCGGCCGTCAGGTAGGCGCCCCAGTTGCCGACTTCCAGGTCCACCCACCGGATCTCGCAGCGGGCCTGGCCGACCGGCAGGTGCACGAGGAGGCCCCAGTTCTGGTCGATCGGTGGGGTCTCGATGAACGACTCGGAGCGGACGTCGTACCACTGCCCCTGGGCGTAGAGCGCCATCTGGACGCAGTAACTCGGCAGCGAGAAGTCCAGCTTCTTGCCGGTCTTCAGGTCGCCGACGACGAGCGTGCCCGCTGGGATGACCTTGCCGTTCGGGGCGGTCAGGTCCCTCGTCAGCCGGTAGGCCCGGTCGGCGGTCCCGGCAGCCCGGTAGTCGGTGTTGACGATCTTGAACTCGAACGCCTCGCTGACGAGGCCCAGACGACCCAACTCCGCCTGGTACGCCTCCAGGTCCGCCCGGTACTCGCCCGGGTCGAACTGGTCGTCGGGGTCCTCCCAGCGGCACGACATGGCGTGCAGTGCGGTGCCGGTGTCCGACGCCTCGTTGCCTCGGCCAGTCTGGATCGCCTCCTCGATGAGAGTGCGCTTCTCGGCCTTGTCCTCGTCCTTGGTGGCGACGATCTTGGCCCGCAGCGCCGGGGAGGCAGCGGTGCCGTTCATGGCGACCCACAGCTTCCACTGCACCAGGGCGTTCTCGTCATCCAGGTCCTTGCCCCAGCCGCTCGGGCGTGAGTAGCGCTCGTTCTTGCCGTCGACCATCACCATCGGTGCGCCGTTGGCCCGCCGGAAGTCGCTGGGGGTGCCGTCCTCGAACTCTTCGACGTTCACGACCCCACCGCCATCTCGGCTCGGCGTTGCAGGAAGTCGGCGACCCGGGGGTTGGTCAGCCCGCTCGCCTGGATGAGGCCCACGGCGATCATCGCCAGGTCCCGCTCCATCTCCGTCTTCGTGTCGTCCTGTGCGATCGCGTCGAGCGTTCTGATCCACAGCTCAGTTGCCATTGGCATTCGTGCGCCTCCATGCTTCTGCGATGAGCGCGGCCTCGGCCCGCCCGTCGTCCTTCTTGCGTGCGAACTTGTCGGCGTAGAGCGGATGCAGCTCGCGGGCCATGCCCCTGCTGGCGTCCTTGTCCTTGCCGATGAGTCCCATCTTCTGCTTCCACCTCTGAGGTGTCAGTCTGGTGTGGGGGTATGACAATGCGCCGACGACGCCTTCGATCGCACCCACCGAACGGCCGAACTTGAAACTCGACGCCACGCCCTGACCAGGCATGGAGTGGACGTCCTCGATGACGACCATGTAGGGGCGTCCCCACCCCTGCAGCCGCAGGTATAGCCCCCTGGCATCGACGCGCCCGTCGTAGACCGGCATGTCGAGCAGGTCCATCAGCTCGCCGTTGTCCAGCTTGGCCACCGCCCCGGTCAGGCCAGGGTCGATACCGACGACGATCACGACTTCTCCGGCGGGTACCGGCGCTCCAGGGCGTCCATGATCACGGCGTGGAGCGAAGTGTGGGTCTCTTGCGCGACCCGCTTCAACTGCCTCTTGTACTTCCACGGGAGCCGAATGTTGAACGGCACCGTGAGGTTCTCTGGGGGTGTGCTCATGGCGACATGATATCGTGTCATGCCACCATCCGCAAGTCGGCCTAACAGACCGCCTGTTAGGACGGCGGGGTCTTGTACCGCGCCAGGCCGAAGCCGAGGGCAGCGAGCACCGCCATCACCGCCGCCTGCGGGCGGGCGGGCACGATGCCGTACTCGAACGCGTCGAGCGTCGACTCCACCGTGAAGCAGAAGCCGATCACGCTGTAGATCAGCGCTCGGATGTTGGCGGGGATGCGGTCGACGATGTTCGGGGTCTCATCGCTCATGATCAGGTTCCTTCCGGTTGAGGTGCCACTCCAGGTGGCGACCGAACTTCTCGTCGATCGCCGACAGGTGGCTTTCGAGCGCGCCGAACCTCTCACCATTGTGCCTGTTATGTTCGTCGACCTTCTCGATCAGGACGTCGACCTTGCCGACGACCTGACCGTGCTCGGCCGTGTTGCCCTCACGGGCCTCCTTGGAGCGCCTCGCGCTCAGCCATGCAAAGAATCCAGCCACAGCGGCAGTCACCACCCCGATCCAGGCAATCGTCACCTGCGTGTCTTGGGTCCCCTGGCTCGCAGGCTCAACGGTGCCGAGGATCGTCATGAACATGGGTCAGCCTCGCGCGTACACGTCTACCACGACGTCCACGCCGCCCTGCGGAGCAGTGACGAAGATCGCACCTTCGGGTGTCGCGATCGGGGCGCCAGCCGCCACCACACCGTCCTGGTCGACGTTGGCGAGCGAGGCCGTGGACTTGGTGGTCGAGCCCGAGATCGTCACGAAGCCGGGCTTGGTGCCGATGACGGTGAGGTGGACGTGGGCCGACTTGCACATGCCAACCACGATGCGGCGGGTCTCCCCCGGCCGGAACGGGCCGAGCGGCAGGCCCTTGTTGGCGATCAGGAGGCCCTCGGTCACCCCGCCCTGCTCGGCCGGTCGAGAGTCGTAGGCCCTCTCGGGCACGATCAGTGGCTTCATCTCTTCTCCTGGGATCGGGTAGTCGGTCTTGGGGTCCGGCGAACCGGCATTCTTCCAGCTCGCCCAGCCGTCGATCTCGACCGGCTGGATGTGCCACGGCTCCGAGTCGATGTTGCAGTGCACGCCCCACTCGGCTGCGAGCGCCGTCCCCTGCCGAGGGACCTCCGCCCACGTCGGTGAGCGGTGGTCGCCGCCGCCGTTGCGGGCCACGAGGTCGACAGCGCAGTAGGCCGTGATGCCGGAGGTGAACTTCTGGTACTGGTGGAACGACTGGCCTTCGGGCGCGAACCCCGGCTTGTCGGGCTGCTTGCCGGTCTCCCGCCAGCCGCCGCCGATGCCGATGAGACCGCCCTGGGCCTCGATCCAGTTGAAGAGGCGACGCCGGTACTCCGGGTGCATCTTCGGGCCGTGGATGCCCTCCAGCTCGTCCAGCTCGACGAGTCGATCTTCGTAGCCGATCGGGTAGAGGGTCGTCACGTCAACATCTCCACTCCCCAGCGGGCCGGGGTCAGCGTGCGGTTCGGGAAGTCGCGGTCATCGTCTACCCACCAGGGAGCGTTCGTACCCACCGGCGAGTTGAACCAGGTGATGCCAGCGGCGCCGATCGAGCGCAGCCAGGTGCACCCCGTCTGCATCCAGGCAGCGCACTCGGCATCGGGCCGGTGCGAGCCGATCTCGGCGATCCCGAAGCGGGAGCCGTCACCGCCGTTGGCGAGCCAATTCTCCAAGCAGGGGCCCGCGATCTCCTCCATGGTCACCTGCCCATTCGGGTCATAGGTGTCGGGCCAGAAGTGGAAGTCGTCCCGGATCGCCACATCGGGATACCACTGGGGCGTGTTGTTCGTCTGGTCGTTGTCGCGGTCGAAGTAGCCGATCAGGCAGAAGTAGAGCTGGATGTAGCTCGGCCGCCCGAGAGCGACCCAGGCTGCACGCATCGTCGCCTGGGTGGCCTTGAAGTCGGTCGTCGACAGGTTGTCTTCGGGCTCGTGGTTGCAGGCGACCCAGGTCTTGTACCCGTCGTTCGGGATCGTCGACATGAAGTTCTCCCAGGCGCCCTGCGTCGTCGCGGTCGTCGACTTGACGGAGATCACCCGATGCCGGGTGTTGATGTCCTGGGCGAACTGGGCGATGCCGCTGAACGACGTCGCCATCGAGCTGTAGTAGCGGCGCCCGATCGGCATGGCCCCCACCGGGATACCGCACAGCTGCTCGAAGTCTTCGGTCGACGCCGGGTAGGTCGTAGCGGGGGAGCGGATGGCGCAGGCGGCCCCGACGAGCAGGCGGTAGGTCGGGTCCGGCGGGTCGACGATGCTGGAGCCCCGCCCGAGGATGCCGACGTAGGACGAAGTGGCCGTCAGCACCGACGCCTGCTCCACCTCGATCGCGACCATGTAGTAGCTGGCAGTCGTCGCCCCGACGTTCAGCCAGCCAGGCGTGAGGTCGTCGGTGCTCGACGTGGTCCCGGCGAGGTAGGTCCCCGTCGGCGAGCTGCCCGAGTTGGTGACGGTGAACGTCGTCCAGTCAGCGTCGCCGCCGGAGTCGGCAGCGAGTTCGAGGCGCGCGCTGGCGTTGTTGATGTTCGCCGCCACAGCGACGATCATGCGGTTGTTGGTGCTCCCGAGCGCCGACAGGGTGATCGGCTCAGCCAGTGCGCCTCCCGCCACGGTGCCGGTGAAGTCGGACACCTGGACGGCGGCGTCGCCGCCAGCCGTGGCGCCGCTGCACTCGATGACGTTGATGTCGATGTCGGCGGGGGCGGAGGCGTACGACACCGTGAGGGCGCCCGTACCGCTCGACGCCGGAGTCCCGACGAACACGCTTGTGCGGCGGCGCGAGGCGCCGTCGATGTCCCAGTTCTCGTTGACGCCCGAGATGTCGACCCACGACGTCACCGCCAGGCCCGAGAGCGACAGGTCGGCGGGCTGCGTCGTGTCGGTCCGGTACTGGGTGATGATGGCGAAGTAGGTGGCGCTCGACGAGTACGGGCGGCTCGTCGTCGCCGACGACGAGACCCCTGGCGCCGTGATCAGCTCATGGTCCCACTCAGCGATAGCGAGAGCCATCAGGTGAACACCTCCGTGTACTCGATGCCCACGATGATGTCACCGGCGCCACCGGCGGTGTCGATCTGCGCCGTCACATAGTCGCCCGCCGCCACCGACGTGACGGCTGGGGTGCTGGTCATGTCGGACTTGGTGCTGGTGGCCACGCTCGGGCGGGCGGTCTGCGTGGTGAAGATCGTGGTGCCGTTCTTGTTCACGTCGACGCGCAGGGCGGCCGACGTCGGCGCGCTCGTGGCCCAGACGTAGACGTTGGTGATCGTGGCGGCCCGCTTGAACGGCACCTCGATCGACAGGTCGCCGTCGGTTGCCGTCCCCGGCATCGTGATCACCTTCTCCAGCGAGACGGTGGTGGTCGAAGCGTCGACGTACGCCTTCACGCTCTGCTGAGTCGGGACCCGGGTGGCGGAGTTGGTGGCGAAACTGTCCTCGTCGATGACGAAGGCCATGGCGGCCGTCGAGGCGTCGGAGTTCATGACCGCCCCGGCCGCGTCGACGTTGGCGGCGTCGGTCACGTCGGCGAGGGCCTCGATCCCGTCCAGCTTCGTCTCGTCGGCCGTGAGGAACGACGCCGTGGTGGCGGCGAGCACCGCCGAGTACGCCTGGACGTTGGTGCCGATCGCGAGCCCGAGATTGGTGCGGGCGGTGGCGGCGCTGGCGACGTCGGACAGGTTGTTGGCCGCCAGCATGTCGCCCGAGCCCGCCACCGTGGCCCACGCGCCGTCACCACGCAGGTAGGTGCTACCCGACGGCGTGCCGGTGGCGTTGATGTCGGCGATGTCGACGTCGGACAGGCCACCGAGGTTGGCGAGCGCCGTGGCCGCGTTGGCGACGTCGGACAGGTTGTTGGCCGCGAGGAGGTCGCCGCCGCCGGAACCGCCCGCCGCCGCCCACACACCGTCGCCACGGAGGTAGGTGCTGGCCGAAGCCGCGCCGGTGGTGTTGAGGTCGCTGATCTCGACGCCGGTGGCGGTCGTGAGGATGGTGGAGACATCGGTGATGCCGTGGACGTTGGTGGTCTCGGCGTTGTGGTTCGACAGCGCCGTGGCCGCCTCGGATGCCGCCTCGGAGACGGCGGCCTGGACGTTGGTGGCGGCGAGGGTGCCGGTCGGGGAGAAGACGATGTTGGCGGCGTCGTGGGCGCCGGACCCTGCAGTGTGGGTCGTGAGGTCGTCGGTCAGCTCGGTGAGGTGAGCGTCACCGGCGGCGATGGCAACCTGGACGGTGGACCCGAGGAAGTGGTTCTGGCTGGCGTCGTCGTGGGTGATGCCGGTGGCGGCGTGAGCGCTCGACGACGCGATGTGGTCGGAGATGGCGGTGGCGTTGGTGCCGATCGAGACGTCGGCCTGAGCGAGCTGCTCGGCGACGTCGTCACCGGTGAGGGTGGTTCCCGCCGAGGCCGAGATGGCGGAGGCGGCGTGGGCGGCGGTCGTGTCGGCGATGTGGTCGTCGGCGGTCGAGGAGGTCTCCGAGATGACGGTCGACCACTTCATCTTCCGGGACTCGACACCCGGCCGCTCGATGAGGACGAGGTCGTTGGGCTGCGGATTGGTCTCCTCGGTCGACAACCCGTTGAGGTCAGTGGACATGCGCTACTCCTGCGTCGATAGGTCTCCTGGGCGGAAGGGTAGCCCTCATCGGGGTGGCGCGGGTGAACGTCGTCCGATAGTATGACATGATATGAGTGACCAACGAGACCTCCTCTTCAAGGTGACGTCCAAGGATTTCGACGAGAAGCACATCCGTGGCAGCGGCCCTGGCGGGCAGCACCGCAACAAGACCTCAACCGGCGTCCGGCTCGTCCATCGTGCCTCGGGCGCCACCGCCGAGGCCACTGAGCACAAGAGCCAGGAGCAGAACCGTAGGGAAGCGTGGAAGCGGGTGCGCGAGACGCCCGAATGGAAGCGCTGGTTCCGCGACATGGTCCTCAAGGCCAGCGGGCAGCCAACCATCGCCGAGAGGATCGACGCAGCCATGAAGCCAGAGAACATCACCACCCAGGTGCTCGACGACAAGAGCCGCTGGGTGACCACCGACCCGAAGGAGTTGTCGTGAGTGACCAAGAGCAACTGTTCGAGTGGCCCGTCTCGGAGCCCAAGACCCCCAAGCCGAAGCCCCGGTTCGACGAGCACGAACGCACCGAGGGCTGGCACCTCGTCGCGAACCGCCACAAGAGGGTCGGGACGTGGCATCGCATCAAGAGCCGCACGGGTGAGGGCGGCGTCCGTACGATGTGCGGAGTCGTCGGACGCATCGTCCACGACGAGCAGGCCCGGATCACGCACTGCCCCGAGTGCGAATCCGCACCCGACGCTTGACGCAAGGAGGCCCCGGGTGTTAGCCCGGGGCCCCCTCTCATCCACACATCTTGCAAGGAGAGCAAGTCGCCATGCACCCAACCACGAGTGACGGCACCGCCAACTCTACCACCCCTCCATCGAAGGCATACGCACTGGAGTTCGCTATCCGCATGGCGGATGCCGGGCTGCGGGTCGTGCCGATCAAGGCCGGGGCGAAGTACCCCGACGTGACCGAGTGGCAGACGAAGGCCACCAACGACCCCGAGCAGATCCGGGCCTGGCTGGCGAACACCCGGCGAGGAGTCGGCTGGGCGATGGGCCGACAGCCGAACGGCTGGAACGTCGTCACGATCGACGTCGACAACCACGGGGTCGACGGCACGCAGACGCTGACGAGGCTGATCTCGAAGAACAACCCCCGCTCGGCAGCCGCCTTCACCCAAACGGTCAACGCGACCACGGGCGGTGGTGGGGCCCACTTCGTGTTCATGCTGCCCGACGACGTCGAGGTGCGGAACACCCGCAACCTGGCGCCGGGGATCGACGTGCGAGGCGAAGGCGGCCAGATCGTCTGCGCCCCGACGGTCCACCCTGACTCGGGGCTCCCGTACTCGTGGAACCGCCCGCC